TTCGCAATGTGATCCTCAAAGCCCGCCAGCTCGGGTTCACCACGCTGATCGCGATCCTGTGGCTCGACCACGCACTGTTTCACAAAAACCAGCGCGTCGGCATAATCGCCCACACGCTGGAAGACGCGTTCTCCATATTCCGCGACAAGGTCAAATTCGCATATGAGAACCTGCCGCCGTTCCTCCTCAAGCGCATGCCCTACAAAACGATGACCAAAAGCGAGATCCTTTTCGCGCACAACAACAGCGCGATCCGGGTGGCGACATCGATGCGTTCCGGCACTATCCACCGCTTGCATATTTCCGAGATGGGCAAGATCGCGGCCAAATTCCCCGAGAAGGCGGTCGAGATCGTCACCGGATCCCTGCCCGCCGTGCCCAAAGACGGGATTGCCGTCGTGGAATCGACAGCAGAGGGCCAGGACGGCGAGTTCTACCGCATGGCTACCGCCGCCGAGCAGAAATTCGAGGCTGGCACCACAGGCCCGCGCGGCTGGGTTTTCCATTTTTTCCCATGGTACACCGATGGCGGATATATCGCGGACCCCGCCTACACCACCATCACCGACGAGGACCACGCCTATTTCGACCAGGTCGAGGAGGATATGGGTGTCCTGCTCTCGAACAGGCAGCGCGCTTGGTATGTGCTCCAGCGCGACGAGGATTTCGCCGGAGATCAGGCCAAAATGTGGCGGGAGTATCCATCCTCGTCAGGAGAATGCTGGCAGCAATCGACCGAAGGCCGGTATTATGCGCCGCAGCTCGCCCGTGTGCGGATGCAGGGCCGCCTGCGCAGTTTCGACTATGAGCCGAATTTTCCAGTCTACACATTCTGGGACATCGGCGCATCGGATGGCACAGGCGTCTGGTGCATGCAGAAGGTCGGCGAAGAGCGGCGGTTCCTGACCTATATCGAGAATTGGAATCAGGGTTTTGCCGCCACGGTGCAGGAGTTGGAGGCTCTCAAATACACCTACGCATGGATGTGCCTGCCCCATGATGCCGAGAACCAGCGTCAGATCGGCACGCGCACCATCTCCGCTCTCGATATCCTGCAAGAGATCGCGCCACGCTGGACGTTCGTGGTGGTTGATCGGATCCCGAGCCTGGAGGTGGGGCACGAGGTCACGCGCAAACATTTTCATTCCGCCGTGTTCGAGCAAACCGGATGCGCCAAGGGATTGCGCCACTTGGCCAACTATCAGCGCCGGTGGAACAGCGCCGTAGGCCATTGGGCGCCGGAACCCCTGAAAAACGAAGCGACCGAGAGCGCCGATGCCTTCCGGCAATGGGCGCAAATGGAGGAATTCGGGGAACTGTTCAGCGGCCCTGCCAAAAAGAGGAAGCGCGCCCCGCGCGCGTCAGCACTATGACCCAGGACTATTACGCAGATCCGCTCGTCGAATTGACCCACTCGCCCGACAATCGGGTCGAGGTCGATCTAGAGACGATCCACAAGACGTCCAACCACGGAACCATCACCGTCCTCTACACGTGGAACTGGCACACCGATGAGAGCGATGTGCCTCAACCGATGCTGGTGCTGGCCCCGTCGTATAAACCGCCCTCCGGCGAGGACATTCGGTTCTGCTGCATTCCGCTGGCCGATGGCTGGAAATGGTCGCGGAGCCACAACGACGACGATCAGGTGGTGTTCGAGGACGGTGATGCAATCCGCATCGGCGGCGACCAGTGGCAGCGTGAGATGGCGCAGTATTTTGCCGCCGTCCTCGGACTCGACAGCGCCAACCCAGCCGTCGCGCGCCGCATCCGCGGCATCGTGGAGGATGGGCTGCAATCTCTCGTCGTCATGCCGCCCGCACCAGAGCGCGACCATATCAGGCGCCCCGAGACGTATATCGAACTGACCGACCGGCAGAGCGGCCGCATCACCGAAACCATTGTGAGGCCGATCTGATGCAGGGCATGGACGATATCGATTTCCTCGGCCCGCAGAGCGCCGACCAATGGTCCTACAGAGGCCAGGACGGCACCGACAAGCGCACGGGCCCCATGCTTCCCATGACACCGGCCATGTCGGGCCGTGAAGAAGACATGCGCGCGCAGGCAGCCGAGACATCCGAGCAGGAAGAGATGCTGTGGCAGCGCCTGATCGGGTTCTACGTTCGCGAGCTGGACAAACAAGCCGCATGGCGCCAGCGCATGGGCAAGGATGAGGCATTTTATGACGGCGATCAGATCAGCGACGAGGACCGCGCCATCTATGAGGCGCGTGGCCAGTTGCCGATCACCTACAATGTCATCGGCCCGGCGGTGAACTGGATGCTGGGGCAGGAACGCCGCGCGCGCTCACAACCCCGCATTCTCGCCCGGTCAAAGGCAGGCACCCGTCATGCCGAGCACAAGACCAAGCTCCTCAAGTATGTCTACGACCAAAGCCAGGGCGAAATGGCCACCTCCATGGCCTACCGCGATGCTGTGCGTTCCGGGCTGGGCTGGATCGAAAGCGGGTTTCGTGGTTTCGATGACGACGAAGAGCCGGTGTTCATGGGCTACGAGGCGTGGCGCAACATCCTCCACGACAGTCTCGCCAACGAATACGATTTCCGGGATGCCCGCTTCATGTTCCGCACACGCTGGGGCGACACGGATCTCGCGTCCCGCCTGTTCACGACCCCCTCTCAGCGCGCCACGATCGCGCAGGCATCGATCGACGGCACGGAATACCTGTCTGATTTTGATTTCTACGGCGATGAATTCATGGACATCAAGGAAATGCAGGCCTCCGAAAGCCATGCCGGCCGCGATGCGGGCGACGGCAGACGCCAGCGCGTGCGGCTGATCGAGGCGTGGTATCGACGGCCCGTCGACACCGATGTCATGGTTGGAGGCGAATTCAATGGCCTGAAATTCATGCCCGAACACCGCGGCCACGCCGCCATGGTCGAGAACGGCCATGCCAACGTCCAGCGCCGGGTAAAAATGCGCATGCACGTCGCGATCATGACCTCGCGCGGGCTGCTGCACAATCAGGAGAGCCCCTACCTGCACAACCGATACCCGTTCACGCCCATCGTCGGTAACATCAAGGCGGGCACAGGCGAGCCCTATGGCGTCATCCGCAATCTGGTCGACATCCAGATCGACGTGAACCGTCGGGCAGGGAAGGCCTTGCAACTGATCACCGACAACAAGGTCTATATGGACAAGGACGCCTACGAGGGCGGTGACCTCGATGATCTGGCCGACGAGATGGCGCGCCCGGATGCCATCATCACGCTCAAAAAAGGCGCGCGGTTCGAGCCCGGGAAGGACCGGGAACTGGCACCGGCGCACATGGACATGTTCGCGCGCGGCATTCTGATGATCCAGTCGATCTCGGGCGTCACTGATGAAAACATGGGCCGGTCGACCAACGCCACCTCCGGGCGCGCCATCATCGCCCGGCAGGACCAGGGCACCACGACGACGTGGCACTACGTCGACAACCTGCGCTACTGCCTGCGATCCCACGGCGAGAAGATGCTCTCATTGGTGGAGCAGTATTTCACCGAGGAAAAGTCCTTCCGCATCACCAATCAGCGTGGAACGCCCGACTACCAGCAGGTCAACGACGGCATGCCGGAAAACGATATCGCTGCCACACGGGCAGATTTCGTGGTCTCGGAAGACGAGTGGAAGGCGTCGATCCGCCAACAGCAGGTTCAGGATCTGCTTGGAGTGCTCCAGCAACTGGCCCCGGTCGCACCGCAACTGGTGTTTGCGCTCCTCGACCTCTTGATCGAGGCCATGGACGTGCCATCCAAGGATGCGCTGGTATCGCGGATCCGAGGCATCACGGGCCAGGAGGATCCCGATGCGGATCCAGACGCAGCCGATCCCGAAACCATCGCGCGCCGGGAATCCAAACAGATCCAGATGCAGATGGAGCAACGGCACGCCGACGCAGAGATCAGCACCAAGGAAGCGGAGGCCAAGGAGAAGGAGGCCAAGGCGTTCAAGGCCAACGCCGATGGCTTGCGCTCGGCTCACGGTATGTCGCTCGAACAGATCAACCTGATGCGCGCGGCGCTGGAAACAGCCGTTCTCGCCATGAACTCCCGCCCGGCCGCCGGTGTAGCGGACGGCATGATGGCAGAGGCTGAAAGCCTGACCACGCAGGCTATGATGATCGCGGCCCAGAAGTCCGGCGCGGCACCGCCACCCCAGCAACAGCAACAGCCCCAAATGCCCGCCGATCCCATGGCGGGCCAACCTCCGGCTCAAATGCCGTAACCCTCCAGGAGATTGATCCAATGGCACCCAAACCCGACGCGCCGCTTGAAGAGGGCAATCTTGCGCCCACCACAGCCACGCCCATCGATGACGACGGGGCGTATGAAGGCCTGACCGAACAGGAAGCAGAAGGTCTGCGGGAATTCGACGAGATGCTGGCCGCTAATGCCCCCGAGGCCATCGACTTGCCGCCCACCGAAGATGATGAGGACGATGAGGACGATGATGACGGGGCCGTCGCCGCGGCCACGCCGGATCCGACGCCTGCCGCAACGCCGGATCCGGTCAAGGCCGCCGCTGACCCCGCGCCAGCGCCGAAGCCCATCGATTTCAGCACCAAGATGCAGTCGGCAAAGGCCGCCATGCAGGCCGCGCAGGACAGTCTGGACGAGATCCAGGCCAAATACGACGACGGCGATCTGGACGAAACCGATTACCGCGCGCAGCGCCGTGAAGCACAGTCCGGTCTGAGCGATGCGCAAACTGATCTGTCGGCGTTCAAAACCCTCCAGCAGGCGCAGGCCAGCACTTTGGAGCAGGCGCAGGCGACGAGCGCCGCAGAGGCGGATCGTCAATGGGCCGAGGCATCGACATCCTTTGCCTCTGCGAACCCTGAATTCGTGGCTCCCGCCCACCATGAAGGGTTCAACAAGATCGTGCGCTACTACACGCGCACCGACAGTCCCTATGCGGATATGCCGTTCGATGCGGTGCTGACGAAGGCTGCGGCGGATTACGCGGACTATTGCGCAACCAAGGGCATTGCCCCGCCGACGCTTGCCGCCGCCGAAGCGCTGGCTCCTCCGGGAGCGAAGCTGCCCACCGCCGCGCCCAAGGCGTCTGCCGCGCCGCCCGTGACGTTGCGGGATGTGCCATCCGAAGTCGGCGATCCGCATCAAAGTGCGGCGGCGCAATGGGCTGCGCTGATCGAGAAAACCACCGACGCTGACGAGCTGGACGAGATCTGGGCAAAAATGCCGAAGGAGATCGAGGACCGGGTGCTGCAATATGGGGCATCCTGACGACGTGACGTCGAACAGCCCAAGCGATGAGATCATCAGGCCGCCCATGGCGGATGGCCTGATGATATCCCTCAACCCCGATGATGTCCTGTTCATCGGGGCGGTGCAGGTGTCCGTCCACAAGGTCGGACGCAACCGCGCCGAGGTGCGGGTAAAGGCCCCCGACACACCGATTGTCCTGCTGTCTCAGGGCCGCGTTAAAATCGGGGCGCACCACAGGCTGGCCGACATGCTGGACCCATCACGGGCCGAAGACACCTGAACACAAAAGGAGCCGACCATGATCTCCCACTTCTTTTTCGTCGCGGTTGTGGTGCATCTCCATATGGGAGGGCAGGAGGACAGGGTCCGGGAGATTCTTCTACCCCGCGGCTTTGCCACACTGGAGGCCTGCCAGCAGATTGAGGATGCCATGGTCCACATGTTCCAGATGGATCTGATCTTCACAGGCAATGCCGGTCTCGTCACCATCCAGTCCCACCGATGCCGCGCGTACGGAGAGCCGGTGTGACACCGTACGGGCGCGTCAGACGGATACGCCGGGGATCTCAAACCCACGACCGCTGCTACTGGTGTCACCGCAGTCTCATCCGCCGTGGCCACGCCCGGCAGGATCATGGGCTGAACGCCACCCGCGACCACGTCATCCCGCAGTGCCAAGGGGGGCTGAAAACAGTCAGGTCGTGCCAGGCATGCAATGCGGTGAAGGGCGACATGTCACTGGCGCAGTGGAGTATCATCCGCGTTTGTGTTCCGCGCTGGTGGCGGCTCTATGAGATGCGGGGGCAACGCGGCACACAGTTATTCCTGTTCGGTACGGCCATCGGGTTTCCGGCTCTGGCCGCCATGATCGCTATCGATGATGACAAGCACGATCCATTTTCGTGCCGCTCGCCCGGCCTCAAAACCAACCCGTTGCACGATCCGTGCAGATAGACTATCCTCCACGCCAATCGTCGAGAGCATGACGCCTCGCTTCTTCTGTTTTTCAGAACGTGAGGCACGTCATGGCTCAGACCCAAATCCCATGGGGCGACGCAAAAGCTGTAAAGCATTGGTCGCCCAAACTTCACCGCGATGTGAACAAGATCGGTTATTTCGCGCAGAAGTTCCAAGGCAAATCGTCGAACAACATCATCCACGAGCGCACCGAGTTGGAGAAGGACTCCGGCGACGTCATCCAGTTCGACCTGGAAGCGCGCCTCAAGGGCGAACTGATCGAGGGCGATGCTATTGCCGAAGGCAAGGAATCGATCCTGCGCCACTTCTCCGATACGGTGACGATCGATCAGGCCCGCCGCCCCGTCTCCGCCGGTGGCCGCATGTCGCGCCAGCGCACCATCCACAACCTCCGGGAATCGGCGGCCGCGCAGCTTACCAACTTCTGGAAACAGACGATGGACGAGTTGGCATTCTACTATCTCTCGGGCGATCGTGGCCAAGGGCATTCCGATACGTTCCCTCTCGGCTGGACCGGACGTGCCAACAACGCGCTGCGTCCTCCCGATGCTGCGCACCTGCTGTTCGGTGGAGATGCCGTGTCCGCTGCCACGCTTGTGGCTGCCGACAAAATGACCCGACTGCTGATCGAGCGGTGCGACGTTCGCGCCTCGAACATCACCAAGCAGTTTTCGGAATCGGTGAACATGCAGCCCCTCTCGGTCGATGGGGATGATCGCTACGTCCTGATCATGTCGCCCGAGCAGCAGTTCGATCTTCGCACCGAGGATACCGCGAACGGCTGGATGGACATCGCCAAGGCGCTGGCCACTGCACACGGCAACAAAAGCCCTATCGTCATGGGCGGCTTGGGCATGATCAACAACACGATCCTGCACTCGCACCGCAATATCGTCACCCGCACCGATGCAGGTGCCGGTGGCAATGTGGAGATGGCTCAGGCGCTGTTCTGCGCCCGTCAGGCGGCGTGCCTTGCATTCGGTGCGTCTGATGGGCGCCGGATGTCGTGGGTCGAAGAAATGAAAGACTACAACAACGATCCTCGGATCGGCGCTGGCTACATGTTCGGCCATTCCAAGTCCCGGTTCAACGGCTACGATTTCGGCGTCATCCGCGTCGATACCGCCGCCGCCGATCCCAACTCGGTCTGATCGCAGGCCGGAGCGGCTCACCCCCGCTCCGGCATCCTCTTCCCAGGGCATTTCGCCCATCGCCCACGGAGTTACCCCAATGGCCACCCAACAGTCCGAGCACGCCAAAGAGCGCATGTCCGTCGCAGTGCCGATGACCGCAGGCATCGAAACCGTCAACATCTACGACGTCGACCTGTCGGGCGGCATCCTCGCCGCCGACATCCTCGAAGTCGGCCTCCTGCCTGCCAACGCGCGGATCACCGGCATTACCGTGATCGGAGCCCTGACCGGCACCGGCCAGACCGCCGATCTGGGCGTCATGACCGGCGAGTGGCGGGACGGCAATTCCGTTCGGACGCTGGCAACCGTTCTCATGAACGATGTGACGGTCCATAACGCGACCGTCGTGGGCAATGTGGACGCCCTGACCGATTTCGCGACATCCGGAGCCAACCGCTCCATCGGCATGACGTTCTCCGCCAACATCGCAGCTGGCGCGGGCAAAAGCGTCAAGGCGATTGTCCGTACGATCATGGCGTAAGCCCCGAAAGGAATTGCAATGAGCCGTGACGTAACCCGATCTATCCTCATCGAATGCATGATCCGGCGCAAAGCCGGATCTCGCATCATGCTCGACGGCAAGGAATACCACTTCCAGCCGCGCCCCGATCTGGGCTCCCCGTCATCTCATGTGTGTCCGGTTGCGAACCAGACCCATGTGAAGACGTTCCTGCGCATCTCCGAGGCATACACGCTCTACATGGGGTCGGATATCGATGAACTGGATGCCGATGATGCTGACGCTGCCGATGATCTTCCTGACCTCGATCCCGCCCTTCCACCTGATGCCGATGCGCCCGCTGAGAACACCGGCAAAGACACCGATGAAGATGCTGACGACGAGGACGACGGCGAAGACGAGGACGAGGGCGAGGGCGAAGATCTCAACGCCATGTCCGAAGAAGACCTGCGCGCGACCTATGCTGCGGAAAACGGCCGCCCCGCGCCTGGCAACACCAAGCGTGAAACCATCGTCGCCAAACTCAAAGAGTTGCGCAGCAACGGATAGGTGACACATCATGGCTATGACGGCCGCAGAGATCATGTACCGCGCATCCATCATCTTGCAGGATGCCGGGGCAGTGCGGTGGCCAGCGCCTGAATTGGCCCAATGGTTGAGCGATGCGCAGCGCGAGATCGCGCTGCACAAGCCGACCGCGTTCACCACCGCGCTCGAATTCGACCTCGTCGCTGGATCCCGACAGGAAGTCGATGACACCGTCGTGTCGCTGATCGCGATCCGCCGAAACCTCGACCCGGGCGGCACGGCGGGCAGTCGCGCCGGGCGGCAGGCCATCCGCATGGTCGACCGTTCGGTGCTGGACAACCAGATCCCAGGCTGGACCGACCCGACAGTGCTGCCCGCCTACGTGGTCGTGGATCATGCGGTCCATGATCCGCTCTCCAACCCTCGCGTGTTCTATGTCGCGCCACCCAATGACGGCACCGGGGTCATCGAGATCGAGGTGTGCGTGCTGCCCGACGATATTGCCATCCCATCGGTGCCCCTCATCATCGCCAACTACATCCATGTGATGCAAGCGCGGGAGGTGTTTCGCACCGCTCTCGTGGACTTTGTCTGCTACCGGGCATTCTCCAAGGATTCGACCGTGCCGCAATCCGGACAGCGCGCGATCGCTCATTACCAGCAGTTCGCCAACGCGGTCGGGCTCAAGATGCGCGGCGACGGGCTGATGAACCCGGACACGACGGCGAGCGGCTGACATGGCCCTGCCCACCACGCCATTCAAAGCCCTGTTGCCGCTTCTCCTGCCCTACGTGCCGGGCTGTTCCGACTATCTGGCGGAGCAATCCCTGCGCCTGGCCGCGATCGACTTCTGCGAGCGGACGCGGATCTGGCGCGAAATGCTGACGGTGACGTTCGATGGGCAAAACGAAGCCGTCGTCACGCCGGGTCACGCCGCACTGCACGAAATCGAGGTCGCGACGTTCGATTCCGACGCGACGGGAGAAGTCCTTCTGCACGCGCTCCGGTTCATGGCCACAACCCCGGACGAACGCGGGACAGATGTCACCGGCACGCCCCGCTACATCACCCAGGCCTCGCACAACTCCATATCCCTCATCCCCTATTCCGAGGGCGTGGTCAGCATCTCGGCAATTCTCAAGCCGCTGGCGATGCCCATGTTCGGGGTCTCTGGACAGACTACCCTCCAGGCAATCCAGAACGTCATCCCGACATTCATCGCACAGCAATACGGCCAGTGGCTGGCGCATGGAGCCGCATGGCGCATCATGTCGATGCCTCAAGCCGGGTTCACCGATCCGAACCGCGCCGCAGAGCATTTCGCCCATTTCGAGCGCGGAGCCCTGATGAACACCAACGCCTCTGTCCGGGGCCAGTTGAAAGCACCGGTGCGCACCCGAGGGAGTTATGTCTGATGCCGATCCGTCTCGGGTCGTTTGCTGGCGAGATCCCATCCCTGCATCCGCGCCTCCTGCCAGAGACATCCGCCCAGATCGCGCTGAACGTGCAACTGGATCGGGGGATCCTGCGCCCGCTGCGCCAGTCGGCGAGTGTGCATACCTTCGGCACATCGGTTCAGAGCGTGGTTCTCCATGCTGGAGTATGGCTGGGGTTTGACGCGCTGGTGAACACCGCACCGGGCCCGGTGGCAGACGATCGCCTCTATATCACCGGCGATGGGGTCCCCAAGCTCTATGCAGACAGCGCGTTCCGCAATCTGGCCCTCCCGGCCCCGGTTGCCGTCCCGAGCGTCACGGTGATCGGCACGGCCGACGTGGACACGGCAGTGGCCACCCTTTTTGCCTATACCTACGTCACGGACCTCGGGGAAGAGAGCCAGCCCTCGCCTCTTTCAGGCTCGTTCTCCATGGACCCGACGCAAAGTGC